AACGTAATGGCCTCACGAGCGTAAGAACCACCGGACACCTCAGTGCCCCCGCCGGTGTCTGTCGGGGCGACAGTGTAGAGGGCTACATACCATGAGGTCGGGCGGGTTGCCGAACCAGCCGTCAAAAGCCAGTCAAGCACCAAGTCTTCGGAATAGTCAGTAAACCCTGCCATAATAGGTTCCTTTCGGGCGAGCAATTAGAGGTGATCCGCTGTGCAGTGACCTATTGGACTCATCTACCAAGTCTTTGGTCCGAGTAAGGTAAATCTGCCCAAATGTTGCCATACGCTGATCGTCCATCAAGAACGGGGCTGCATGGGTCAATGCACCATAAAGGTACACATCCGGCGCCTTTGTCAGCAGCCAGTTTGTTGTATTGCTGTCGGAAAGCGCCGGAATTTTGCCATAATAGATCATCTCCACAGTAACCGTGTCAGACGGTGCTGGGATCAGCTCAATCGCTCCATCCATAATTGAGTAGTTGTTGGGAGCTGTGTAAATCTGCCGTTCTTTGATGATGTCAGCTTGGTCAAGCGTGACATAACGCAGTGGCTGGACCCCACCGACAATATGCAGATTTATGGCCTCAATCCAGTCAGACGGCAACTGAACATATTCATTGCTGGAGTCAGCCTCAGCACGAATTATCATCTCTTGGCAGCGCAGGCGCGTATTCAAGTCTGCTTCAGCAAACTGGATAAACGTCTGAATTTGAGATGTTAGGTCAGCACGGTTCAGATAGTCCGCAATGGTGGACTGGAGCGTGCTGTAATTCGTGATTGTAGCCATCAGCTCTTAATCCAGTGTGTGCGGTAGGGCTCTGCTTCTTCAGACGCCAGCCACTTGCGCATAGCCGCCTTGTCACCAAGGATGCCGCGCTTCTGAAGGTCAAGATACACCATCATAGGCAATGATGCCACCTTTACCATTCCGTCATTTAATTTTTCGTTTTTGCTGATGCTTTCGCGTACGGCCTTGTTGTGCTCTGCCAATCCGGAAACATCAACTGTGCTCTCAAGGACAATCTTATTGTCCGTAGTAAAGTGCATCTTCTGACGAGTGCCAGTGAGCGAATCGTAAGCGAGATCAAATGACCCCGGTGCAAAATCTTCCGCCATATTACCCTCTAATTGGATAGGGGCGGCTTGCGCCGCCCCTAGAGATATTAGGAAGCAACGATGTTGGCAATAACAGCGTGTGCTTTTTCCGACTTGATGCGGAGGCCGTATTCGACAACCATTTCTTTCTTGTCGAAGTCGCCGGTCTTGGCAATGTCGAAGGTGCGGAACGGGCGCAGGTACGAAACCGACGCATATTCCGGATCAAGCACGAAAGCAAAGTTGCCGGGCTGGAAGCGGTTCGGAACGATTGCCACTTCGCCAAAGTCACCAAGGTAGACGTCAGCAGTAGCAATGATCTTCAGCGGCTGGACTTGGTTGTAAGTCACGCGCTGTTCCGCGAGGCCAGCAAACGCCGACACAACAGTCTTGTTGTAAGCGTTTACCATCAGCATCTTGGTTTCGCCGCCCTGTTCCCAAACGTTCTGAATGGCGGTCTTCAGCATGGTTTCGGTAAAGGCGACTGGGCTAGTCAGAGCGGTCCAAGCAGTGTCGGGATAGCCGTTGCCGCCGCTGCCGGACATTGCCGACACAGTAGCACCGTTAGCCTGCGCATTGGTGATAAGCCAAGTCGGAAGACCAGCGGTGGTGCGGGCAACGGAGGTGCTGCCAGCGGAACCAGCTTGGTTGCTGAGGATAATGGCTTCCATATCGCGCTTCAGCTCTTTCGAAGCCTTAGCGGTCTGATAGGCCATCTGCGTGCGCATGCCGGCGTTATCGACGGCATCGTCCGTGCCGGACACCGAGATGATCTTGTTGCTGATCTGAGTGTAGTTAGCAACACGAACGGTGTCGGTGAAGGAAGCGTCACCAGCAGCAGCACCTTCGACCTGTGCGTTTGCAGTGTCGGCGGAAGCAAGGGCGTCCGTCTGCCACTCGAAGTAGGTGTTTTTGCAAGTGTCACGGCCAACATTGGACATGAACGGAGTGTCAACCGGCGAAATATCATAGATGATATTCGAGAGGTCTTCACGGATTTCATTCGACGCATCATACGTCGTTACTTTAGATACAACAGCCATTATCGTCTCCTAGAGTCTAACAGGCTAAACAATGCAGCCGCGTCATTAACGTGGCCGGATGATTTGAGACGTTGTTGCATCCGCGTAAGCTGATCGCTTCGTTTCGGGGTTCCAGCAGAGCTGCCACCCTTCATCGGTCGTGGCCCCGCCTGCTTTTTGGGCTTGGGGGCATTCGACTGCAGCTCATCATACCGTCGGGCCTTTTCAAGGATGACGATATAACGGGGGTCGTAGACCTGCGATAATTCTGCATCTGAGAAGCCGGTCTTTTTGCCAAACTCTCGCAGTTTCTTAGTCGCAGCCGCCTTTGACTCCGGATCAGTCCACTCTTTCAGCTGACTAGCGAGATACTTCTCACCCTCAACCAAAAGAAGTTTACGGTTCTCTAGTTCCTGCTGTTGCTGTGCCGCTTGTATCTGCTGCTGTTGAATTTGCATTTCCGCAAATTGCTGTTGACGGGCAGCTTGGTAGTCACGCCACTGTTTTTCAACTTTAGGAAACGCTATCGGGTCTTCCTCGTACAAAGCATCCCAATCCGGTTCTGGGATTTCGCTTTCCTGCATATTCTGCATAGCGATGCTTAGGACTTGGTTGATCTGATCTCGTTCTTGATCGAGAGCCTGCTTCTCCTGCCGCAAAAGGTTCAAGTTACGCGAATAATCGGATTGCCGCTGGTAGCCTTCTGTTGCCTCTTTTAATGTGATCTTCTCGGTCTTGCCGTTAATCTTAACGGTTACCAGTTGATCCAAATCAATTGGCTTCTCGGGCTCTTCGCTTTCATCCGCGCCATCTTCTGACTCACCATCTTCCTCGAAACCGTCATCATCGACGAGTGCCTCTTCTTCGGAATCGGATGTCTCGTAGTCTTCATCTAGCGCCGCCTCGGTCTGCTCGACTTCGGCATCTGCTACTTCATTCCCTTCACTTTCGGCTTGAGCCTCGCGGCTTTCCATCAGTGAAATTCTTTCGGCAGCATCTGCAATGCTGATTTCGCTAGGCTGCGACTTCTCAGCGTCTGACATATTTTACCCCACTTTTAACTCCGCTTCAAGCGGTTGTTAAACCGCGCAATATCGGGCTCAGAAGCTAGGGAATCTAGCTCCCTCCGAAACGCGGCTACCGCACGCACCATGTAGTACGCGCCGTCCCTTGTTTTGGAGTCAGAAATTTCAGACTCCTTCCAGTCTTGCGTAAATTTCTCGTCGAGTCGGTCAAGCACCGCTGCCGCCGCTTTGTCTGATGCGAGCGCCTTGGCTGCTCGCCAAAGCTCTTCCTGCTCGTGTGTTGTCATTTAGCCCTCTTTACCCATCGCCATACGGCAGGAACAACGCCTTCAAAAATATGATCGTAATTTTCGCCTATCTTGTCTCTGAGCACGTTCCTAATTTCGTTTGGCTCCATATAGAAATCCAACTCTAAATTGTGATTTTTAGCAATGTTTTCAATATGATCTCTTTCATGCACTTCATACGATATTTTATGCAGCCAATGATTCGTGCCAAACTTTCGGGCCATATCGTAAATAAAAACGCACCCGTTTGGCTTAACAACCCTAGCCATTTCGGCTATTGCCTCGTCCATGTCCGCATGGCCTATTGAAAAGCAGCAAATAGCTACGTCAAACTTATCGTTCGGCTCTGGCACTTCTTCCATGCTACAGCAATGCTGAATGCCTATCGGCTCCATAGAATCAAGCTGAAACTGGCTTATATTGACCATACAAAATTCTATATCCGGTCGCATTTTTGTCCAAAAATGCCCCATAACACCGGTTCCGCTGCCAAAGTCTATCACTTTTGCATTTTTGGGCACGCAAGCCCAGTGCAGCAATTTGCACAAATGCAGCTCGTCCGTTTCTCCAAACCTATGAGCTTGCAATATAAAACACCCGTCGTCCATAAACATTTTTGTTGAATTGTTTATGTTCTCAAGGTTTACGGCCTCTTTCATTTACTGCCCTTCCGGTGGCAACATCCCCTGTGGCGGCATTGGAGGTGCCATAGGCGGCATTTCGGGCTCCATAGGAGGCATCTGCTGCTCTACTGGCATCTGCGGCGGCTGTTCGGGCGGCGCAAACGCCTGCGCAGTCTTGAAAATCTCTTGGATTTCAGTGCGCTGGCGGTCAACTTCAGCCTTAATTGCTGCCATATCAACCTGCGTGCTATATTTTGCCTCAATTTCGGCGGCTTTTAGCTGCGCATCAACAGCCATCTGATCGCGCTTCAAATCGGCGTCAGAAACGGCCTTCTGCCGCTCCAGTTCCTGCTTTGCAGCGCTAATAACGATGTCTGCCTTAATCTTTTCGGCTTCAACCTGTGCCAAAAGCTCGGCAGGGTCGGGTTTTTGCTGGCTCTGCGCCATCTGCTGCATAAACGCCTGCACTTCTTGCGGGTTAATTTCCTTAAAGAACTGCGACGGGTCTTGGAAACCCTGCAAAGTGGCCATCTGAGCCAAAGTATTGCGGAACTGACTCAAATCAACCAGCGGGTTGTTGGGACCGTACTTCTCGATAGCAGCCTGCTGAAGCTGCATGATCTGCTGTAGGCCCATAATCCGAGCTTCATCCGACCCACGTCCGAGCGCGATGTTCACAACCATGTCCATCGAGGAGTCCCAGCCGCGAGGATCGACCGGAACAAACTTGTTACGCAGTCGGATGATCTTCTCTTTGTCTTGATGCTGCACAACGAGCTTAAGAACCCCTTGGAAGCACCTTTTCAGACCATCGGCAAACAGGCGCGCAATCATCTCAATGCGGTCCTGCGACGCGGAGAGCTGTGCCTGCACAGCCGCTCGCGTCGTAGACTGCAACACGTCAGCGTCTAGCCCCTGCGAAGTGCGCGAGATGCCAGTGCGCTGCGTCTTTACCTCGTCAAGATAAGCAAGGACGCCGAGAGCCTGCTGGCCTACAAAGGGCTCGGCCAGCGGAGTCACCATGCCGGGAGCGCGAGCGCGAATAATAGCTCCCGTCTCGACGTTCATCACGTCATCGACATTGACCTGCCCCTCAACAATGACGGTGCGGGGGTGGATGGACTGCGACAAGCTGTCAAGCGTGTTGCGCATGATTGCAGACTTAATGAGCTGCAAGTCCATCGTCTGATCTGCAATAGATTTGCCAAAGATCGTATGCGGCGTCGGATCGGGAGCGAGGATAGAGAACGGAGCTTCCTGCACAATCTCATCGTGCAGAATGTAGGAGCCGTTACCGACGGTGCAGACCTTATGAAGCTCGGCGATGCCGTCACCATCGCGGTCAGCGCGAATATACGACTCAACGTAAAACACGCGGTCGGTCGTCTCGTCAGTCGCGCTTGTGATGCCAAAGAATGATTGGTCAGCCGGATTACGGGTGATGACCTCCATGTTCATCTCAAACCCGCCGGTTCCGGCATTCTCCTCAATTATGTCGCGGTCGTAGCCCATGGCCACAAGCTCTGAAATCGTCATCAGCTTGCGGCGGCCAACATAGATCGAGTCGTCAATGCTGGTGGCTTCGTTGCTGATCAAGAACTGCTCGGGAGGAACACACTCAACAACATAACGCGGCGTTTTCTTGACACGGCGCACGCGCAGGGCAATGAACTGCTCGCCCGTGTCCATGTTGATTTCTTCGTCAAGCTCCTCCATTTCCACAGTCGGGTCCTGTAGAATGAAGTTAACTTCTTCCTGCGTCAGCCCGGAATACGAATAATATTCTACAGACTCGTCATCAACCTTGTGCCACGTCAAAATGCCGGTCTTGAGGATGAGCGCATCCTTCATCGCATCGTGAAGGATTTTAAAGCCGTGGTTTTCCTGCTCAAAGATGTAATTGATTAGGTCGGTGGCCTGTTCCGCAGCAGCCACGTCTTCAGCGCTTTTAGGGACAAACTCAAGGATTTTATCACCGCCAGTAAAAATTCTGAGCAGCGAAGGCAGCATCGCCAAAATCGTATCTCGCACTTCCGTAAGAACGACTTGAGACCTGCCAACTTCCTCATTGCCAAATTTATCACCCAAATAAAATGACATAGCAGCTTCGCGCTCGGGCGCGATATAGCTGTCAATGTATGTCGAAGAATCTGATATAGCTTGCGCAACAACATACCTAAATTCCTCATCGGTCATTGGCCGGTCGTATGGCGTCAGATACCCAGTCTCTTCATTATAGGCGGAGTCTGTAGCACCATCTGCCGACTGGGGTACTAGGCTAGGGTCGTAGCCAATAACCTTATCTTGATCCATCAGACTATCCTATTTCTTAGTCTTGTTCCGCGCAGAGATGGCTGAAGCCTTCTTCTTGGCGTCCGCCTTTGACGAAGCGCCCCACGCATTAAGAGACAGCAGCAAGCGTGTGGGCTCGCCCTTGCTATCGCGTTCCGGCCCCGGCATGTTGCCCATGCGGGCTAAAAAGGAAGCGCGGCGAGGATTGTCGCCGCTTTTGACCGGAGCCTTCAAATTCATGCCCTCTGCCTTAGCAGACGCACGCCCCTTGGCATTAAGCCCACCCTTGGGGTTCTTGCCCTCTTTGCGGGTCCAAGCTGGTGTCTTTGCCATCTTAACCTACTTCTTCTTTTTGGACTTGCCAGCCTCTGACAAGGCAATGGCAATAGCCTGTTTCGGTGATTTTACGGTCGGGCCGGATTTGGAGCCGGAATGCAGTTTTCCAGCCTTGTATTCCCGCATAACCTTAGAAATCTTCTTCTCGCCCTTGCTCTTCATCCAAGCCTCCCAATGCGAATTTCAATGTCGCTGCGCTCGTCGTCTTCGTACTCTTCTTCCGACTCCTCGTATTCCTCGGACTCGTCGGATTCTTCTCCGTCTGAACCTTTGGCAATCCACGCCGCGCACGTCCTCTTGGACGAGCATTTGAAGTCAAATATCTCACAGAATCCGACATCGCCCGCCTTAACAGCTTCCATCTTGTCGCCCTTCATGCCATCGCTGGCACCGGCTTCAATGCACTTTAGCATGTCTTTGGACTGATTGAAGGCAGAGCATGTGCCGCAAATCATCTTACGCGCTTTGGCCGGTGACACCTCCCACTGAGATGCCATCTCGCGCCAAAAGCTGTCGTCTTTGTTGTCGGGGTCCATTGGGCCGTAATTAGCCTTGGCAATCGCCTTGCCACGGTTCTGCATGTTGATTGTAGTATCTTTGGTGGCGACAGGGCATTTCATCATACTACTCCGCTAATACCACGCCGGATTGGTTTCCCCGGCCTCCAAGCCAATGCACGCCCACCTACCCCTGCTGCCACACTTGCAAACGTCAAGCACAGCGAATCTGCCAAGTCGGGCGAGCGCATCCCGCGCTTGCGCATACTATCCTTTGACTCAACCACCAGTTTCCCAACGCTGGAAAACGTGTAGCGAGGTGCCACCAGCTCATGCCGCAGAACCTCGTTATCCGGTAGCCGGACGGCCTTTGTGGCCAGCCACTCCTTGACGCTGATCCAAAGCTCATCGCGGAGTTTGGCAGCGTTCGGGTTCATGGCCGAACTCTCAGACACGTTAACATCTCTAACATTATATCCCATTTCACGCAATCTGTCAGCTACGCCCGAGCCTAAACCAATCGTATCGACGCATATTTCTTCCGGCTTATCTAGCTTGCTCTCGTTCACGATCTGACCAACGGTCTGCATAAGGTCAAGGCCACCCCAAGACTTTATGTCCAAAACAACATTGCCGCGCCGTTTGCACAACGCCGTTCGGTCAGTACCAAAGCGGGCAACGTCAACGCCGTAAACCAAGGGCTCGTTCATCGGAACGGTCACATCGCGGCCAATAGCCCCATCGACCAGCTCGGCTGGGATCAGCGTGTCATCATCCGCAAGAGCAAACTCGCCAAGCACACGAATGCGAAAAGCGTTAGAGTCTTCTCCATAGGTAGCCTTAATTTGCCGAACGAAGTCATCGGAAACCAGAGGATTTTCCAAACACGAAACGTGCATACGCTTCCAGTCAGATGCCAGCTCGTGATGGGTTTTGTAAAAAAGGCCGCTGTTTCTCGTCGGGTTGGAGATAAGTATTGTCGAAGCGGAGTGGCCCGACATTGAGCCCGCAGCGGCCTCGAACACAGATTCGGGCACAGCTGACGCTTCGTCAACCACTAAAAGCACATGCTCGCTATGAACACCGGCTAGGGCCTCGGGCCGCTCTGCGGACGAGGTTCTAGCCGAAATAAAGCTGGACTCCGGTGCCCCCTTCATTACGATGCGGTCGGAGAACACCTCAAAGCTGTCACGCAAAGCCGGTGGCAGTTTGTTCACCCAAGACTTCAGCTCTGAGTACAAGGCGTCAAAAAGCTGAGCAGACGTAGGAGCCGTCACAACTGCCTTCTGCGGAAAGCGTGTGCACATATGCCATATAAGCGCCCAAGAGCAGGCTGTGGACTTTCCGACACCGTGACCCGCCCGAACTGAGATACGCCGCTCCTTGGCCGCCACAGAGCGAAGAAACGCCTCTTGCCACGGTAGGGGGTCTGCCTTCAGAGTTTCGCGCACAAACAGCACTGGGTCGTTCGCATATAAACTGATAAACTCTATAAAGGTTTCTTCAGTTTGCTTTTTTGTTGAACTCATGAATTTCCCCTCGCGGCGGATTTAGCCGCCACACAACCGACTTCAAGGCAAGCTGTAGCTGGTAGCGGGCCTGCTTGTCGCGGCAAACATCAATAGCTGTGGCAAGTGATACGGCGCTTGCGCACAGCTGGGCTGTTTCGCACTGGACTATTATCTGCTGCTCTTCTTCTTCCCAGTCTTCCATGCTTGCGCTCCGACTCTTTGTGAAGATGGTCAATATACTCCAAAAGCTGCCAGCCGGTAATAGCCCGTTTCTCGCGCCCGTTGGACCTGCTCTTCGGCAAGTCAATATAGCCAATGTCGCCGTCTTCCACCATCTGCATGACGCTAGTCAGCGACACCCCCAATATGGTCGAGACATCGTAAAGCGTGTAGATGGGTTTGACGTACACAATGCGCCGGAGCAGGTCTTCACGGCTGCGCTCTACAAGTTGCTTGGGCTGTGCTGTTTTGTAGGTTCCGTGCGTTTTGTTATATTTTGGGCGCTCTGACTTGATGGCCCGCTTCTCGGCGGCAAGGGCTGCCTTGCGGCTGCTGTGGTGCTCTATCTTGATCGTGTCAATTTTACTGAACCAGCGGCTGTAGGCTTTGTGCTGGCTTAGACGCACAACGGCGCTCAGCGATATGCCGACATACAGCAGCACGCCCGCCTTGTCGTAATGGCGGTACAATTCAGTCGGGGTTTTGTCTTCCTGCATCGTGGTTGGGATGAGTACAATAAGTGGTCACTTTTGGCAACTGAGTCACCGAGTCACTGTCACCCCCCTATAGGGGGGGGTGACTGACGTGACTGGTGCTCGTTTTCAGTCACCTTTTAGTCACGTCCAGTCACGTCAAAACGTACCTCGTTGTATTTTTTATATTTTTTTTCAAGCAAAAGGTGACTGAAGGTGACTGGAACTGTGGCTTAACCAGTCACCTTTTAGTCACGTCGTGTTTTTTTGAGGGATGCGCCGATTGGCCTGTTTTTAGTGCGTACGGATAGCGGTGGGTGCATATGCAAACGCCCCCGCCAATCCGCCGACCGGGGGGGGTCTCGCCCACTTTCGGCCCACTCGCGCGCCCCACTTTCCTGCCCACGC